ATCGCGTATAATAAAATCCCGAAAATCGAAGTTTTGGAATGGGCAATAAAAACTCCGGTAGACAGCCTGGCGACGGTCCAGATCAGCGACGGCAAATGTCTCTTGTGTGCGGTACTGGGGTGCCTACGAAGCCTCCTGGGTTGCCAAAAGACGTGTCCGACGCTTGGGACTGGATCGAGCGGATGGTTGCTGGGGTGGTGTTTGAGCAGGATACGCTGACGATTCAGATGGCTGCTGAGTGTTGGGTTGACCACTGTGATTACGTCATCTTGAAACGCGACAACAAGCATGACTTGGAGGAGTTCGATAGGCTGGTTCGTGCTCAACTGGCGATTGACCGGCAGCTTAATGCGTTGTTTGACCGACTCGGACTGAACCCGAAGGCGCGGCAAACGTTGCGAGTTCCGCGTGAGACTGCTGGCGAAAAAGACGATCTGGAGCAACTGATGGCAGAACGGGAGGGTGGATGATCTACGGTCTAGTCGACGGTGTTGCTGTTCCGGTTGTCGATGTCAATGGTTCGGTGATCTCTCGGCAGGACCGGTCGATTCGCGATGTGATTCAAGAGCGAGATGCGGTCGGTGCCAGATTTTTGGAGCGGATCAGAAATGTTCGCGACACGTTTCCGTTTCCAAGTGTTGATGGTTCTGTACCCGGCGACATTCGATTCATCAATGGCAGATGGGTGCTTACAACGTCTGCTCCCAGCGCTAAGTTGACGGTGACGATGGAACTCATGAGAAAACCCGATAATGGCAATCGCCCCAAAACACCGCCAGTTGAAGCGAACGGTCGAGAGTAGTTCCGACACGCGGCGAATCTCGGCGTCGGAGGCTGGCTACGATCACTACTGGACTTCGGTTGTCGCCCCTGCGATTCGAGAACGCGATGGGTGGATGTGTCAAGAATGTTTGCGTGAGGGCGGTCTTGCTCAGGCGACGGCGGAAATGTTGAGTCGGCCAATCGTGACGTGCCAAGAATGTCGCGGTCGAAAACGGAGTTGTGGACTGTGCAGCGGAACTGGAAAACATGCTCGACAACCGCCAGTCGATCACATCAAACCTGGTCATGTTTGCACGCCTGATGAGTTTTACGACCCAGCGAACCTCGAAGTGCTATGCGAGGCTCACAACCAGAAGAAACGGCACAAGGACGAACAGCGGTACGGGAGTGCAAAGCGATGAGAACTGTCGTAATGCCGCTCGCTGGAGATGCCGGAAAGTTTCCGCTGTTCAATCCGGCTGGAGATTTGCAACCGCAACGGCCTGTCATTGTCAAATGGTTACATGAGTGCATTGAGGGCGAATATGACGAGCAATGTTGTCGTGAATACATTCGGGCCGCGTTGGATCTTCAGTTTGTGCAAAGCGTTCATGCTGTGATCGAAAAGTTGCGATTCGCGACTTGGATACGACCAAAAACATCCCATGCGGGATGCCGGGACCATCTTGGCGAATAGCTCTCGTCCAGAACCCCGGCAAGCCCGCGAGGAGGCATTGAATGATTCGAGTAACAATTGAGATTGTTGACGAGGATGGTGGACGGTCTGTCTCCACTCAGGAGGAACCGGACTCAGAGTCGTCTGGCACGCTTGCCACGATGCTTGCGTATGCAATCAACGGGATTCGCCAGCATTTGTGTGGTCGCGTTGAAGATGTTGTCGATATTCTTGACGCGATGATGTCACAGTTGGATCATGAGTATGAGCCAATCATAGATTCGACACGCACGGCCGATGAAGCCGCAGAACAGCAGGAACAGACCGACTCAACATCGCTGGAGTAGCTTCCCAGAGATTGACAATCCGCAATCACCCGCATGGGAGGCCAAGGACGCCTCCAGATCAGCAACGACCACGCTAAAGACGTTCAGGAATACATCGACGGCGTTCTCAACGGCTCCATTGTCACGGGCCGGTTAGAACGCCTTGCGGTGCATCGTCACGTCCGCGACTTGGAGTTGGCGGGTGAGCGTGGTTTCTATTTCGACGAGAAGAAAGCACTGGCGGCAATCGAGTTCAGTCGGTGCTGTAATCTGTTCGAGGGTGAGTGGGCTGGTAAGGCGATTCCATTACGCGCCGAACAGAAATTTATCGTCTGGTGCATTATCGGTTGGCGGCAATCTGTCGATGGTCTACGGCGATTTCGACAGGCCCAGATTGAGGTTGCGCGAAAGTGGGGAAAAAGCCATTTTGCCGCGTATCTCGCCTGCCTGTTCCTATTCTTCGACGATCCGATTGAGCACGGGGCTCAATTGTACGTCGCCGCAACCAAGCAGGATCAGGCCAAACTGGTTTGGAACGCTGCCTACAAGATGATCGAGCAGTCTCCCGCATTGCGGAAGCTGGCGAAGATCACTCCGTCGCGATTGCTGATCGAGTTGCCGAAATATGATTCGACGTTTCGGCCAATCGCTTCCGACTCCAAGACTGTCGACGGATTTAACCCGCATGTCGTCATCAAGGATGAGGAGCACGCATGGCGGGAAATGCACCGTGGTCTAGCCGACACGCTGCAATCGGGTTTCGGTGCTCGTTCGCAACCGATCACGATCACGATCACGACATACGGGGATGATGATTCCCTGATCTGGATCGAAAACCACGATTACGCGGTGGACTGCCTCGAATCGGTGATCGACGGCAACATCATCGACGATACGTGGTTCGCCTTCATTTGTGCGTTGGACTACCGCGACGAAGATTCCCAGCCTGTTGAGTGCTATGGATGCAAAGGCGAATCGTGCCCGTGGTGCGCTGGTTCTGGCGTTCTGCCGATTGACGATCCATACGACGAAAAAACGTGGCGGAAAGCTAACCCTGGCATCGGTTCTGGCAAAGGGTTCACCCCGAAGATCGAGCGAATGCGGGAAGCGGCAAACGTCGCGCGGCAACGACCGGACAAGCAATCTGAGTTCTTTCAGAAGAATCTGAACATCCGCGTCGCCGCAAAAGGAAAAGTAATCAGCCCGGAAGTATGGGCGAAGTCTGCGGGCGAACTCTCGGATCTGACTGGCGTCAAAGGGTACGGCGCAATCGACCTCGGGCGAGTCAACGACTTCGCAGCAACCGGAATGGTGTTTCCGTTCAGTGAGGTTGACGACGATGGCAATGCGTTCGTCAGGTACGAGTGCATGACAAAAGTCTGGACCGTCGAAGATCGCACGCCGGAAATGAGCAAGCCGTTCATCGAACAATGGATTCGTGACGGACACCTGATTGAGCATCGCGGAAATTCCGTCGATTTCATGCTGGTGGAAGAATCAATCCTCGAATGGCATCGCGACTACATTATCGGCGACTGGGCGTATGACAAGACGTTTGCACACCAGTTGGCACAGCGGTTGACGGCTGAAGGTCTGGAAATGTTCGTCTTCGGCCAGTCCCACAAGTTCTACACGGAACCGATCACGGAACTGCTCAAGCTGCTCGGCCAATTCCGCAAGGTGAATGGCGTCGATGTGCCACTGTTCAAGCACAACGGCAATCCGTGCGTTGCGTGGCAGGCTGGAAATCTGATCGTCGACCGCAACAACCGTGGCGAGTCGATGCCGGACAAATCGAACGGCAACAACAAGATCGACGTGATGGTGGTGATCCTGATGGCTCTCAGTGAGTGCTTGTATCACCAGGATGAAAATGTGGACGGTTACTACCTGCACAACAGTCTCGCCATCGGTGGCGGGCCGGCCACATAGCCACAAAAAGGACAAATGTCAACAATGAAGGATGTAATTCACTTCGGGATTTTGCTATCATCCGTCGCCAGTATCGGTGTCGGGTTGTGGCTGATTTCTCCCGCTGCGATGTTCATTGGGATTGGTTCGATACTGCTGGTTGGTGTAATCGTCGCGCGGTGTGGGTGGATGTTTATTCGTCGCGTTGAATAATGAAAACAAACTCGTTCCCGTCACTGGGGGCCGGAAAATCTTGGCGAGTCATGATCGTCCAGACCCGGCCATCCCAGCGACAGGATTGACAATAAACGACGGAACCAGTGACGGGGCATAGGACGCCCCAATGCTTGCAAGACTCGCATCCAACTTCATGCAGTCGCTGATGCCGAGTGCTCCGAGCATGGCGGCATCTTCAGCGGCGTACCCATCCACCGCGCCGTGGGGTGACTACTGGTATCAAACGATGGGCCTGCCAAATGCGCAGGGTGTCGTAGGTGGCGACGAGGCATATGAGTACGTTTCCGCGTGTTTTGCCGCAACTCGATTCTTGTGCGGCATGGGTTCGACTATCAATCTGAATCTGACGCAAAAGGTTCGCAGTTCCAGCGGTGCCATCACGTCTCAGGTTCTGTTCGAAGATCCTCGGCAAAATCTCATCAACGGTGAAGCGAACCGCGAACAAACTGCGATGGCTGCTCGGTCGATGCTGGTCGCGTGGCAGGTCAATCGCGGAACAGGCATGGCGGAAATCGAGCGTGACGCATTCACAAAAGAACCACTGGCGTATCATCCAATTTACCCGACACGATGCCGTCCTTTTTGTTCGCAGTCGGATGGTTCGTTGTGGTGGCATGTGCGAAACAACGACGGAACGGACAGCGATATTCCTGATATCAACATGCTTCGCGTTCCGTACACGATCCTGAGCCGGAACGGACTCACGGGCGTTGGCGTGGCTGATCGATTATTTCAGACTATCGCCCTCGGTCAGAACCTGGACCGCACGGAAAACGATGCGTCAATGTCTGGCGTGCCTCGAATCGTCGTGGAAGTCCCTCGCGTAATGAACATGACGGAACAGGATGCGTTTCGTCGTCAATGGCGAGAACTTTACACTCAGGGCGGCGAACAAGTCGCGATGCTCGTCGGTGGTGCAACAGCAAAACCGCTGTCATGGTCGGCAACCGCATCAGACTTCACGAACCGCAAGGATCGTCACAAGCAAGACTGCGCGATTGCCTACGATGTTCCGCCACTACTGCTGAATCTGATTCTCGACCCGCAAGCGGACCCTGCCAAGTTGCTGATGGCGTTCCAGAAAACATCCCCGAAATGGTTGGTCATGTGGATTCAGGAACTCAATCGCAAATTGCTCACGAAAGAGGAGCGACTGAAGGGATACGAATGGAAAATCGACTTCGCGTCCCTGCTCGAAGCTGATCCTGTTGGGCGGTCGCAATACTACTCTGGACTGTTTCCGCTGGCAGCACTCAGCCCGAACGAAATTCGCGAAGCTGAAGGCAAAAATCCGTACCCAGAAGGCGATAAGCGATTCGTCCAAGGGGCAATGCGGCCAATTGAGGAGCCATACAACGCGAACTCGCCGCAAAACCCGAAAATGGACCCGAAACAGGGCAAAGCAGACCCGCTCAAGGGGCCGAAAAAGCAGATGCTAGCACAGCAGGCGGCGTTGAAAACCGGCGCACGGGCGATGATGGAAGATTGCATCCGTCGAGTCACGCACAAGGAATCAGTCGCCGCATGTCGGGCAGCACGGAAGCCGAAGGAATGGTTTACCTGGGTGGAATCGTTCTACTCGGAGCATGAATCACTCGTTGCCACCGAATTGCGACTACCACTCACAACCTGCCAAGCATTCGGGCTGAAAACGAACCCTGAAACGATGGCAGCGGAGCACGTCAAACAGTCAAAAGACGCTCTAATTGCTGTAGCAGATGGCGACCCGGATAAGTTCGCCGAGCGCGTTGAGTCATTAACGGCGGGCTGGGAACAAAATCGAGCGTCGTCAGTCGTCCAATCAATCGCAGAACTCCAGTAACGGAACAAATACCATGCTCAGTCAACTCGCCGATTTTCTGTCTCAGCCAGTTCTGATGGATGACGGATACGCCAACATGCTGGCACACATCCTCAAAACGGGGAAAATGCCGGTTAATTCCACGCCGATCAAGAATGATGTACGGATGGCAGCGGAAAAACAGGCGTCCGCTGGTCGGTCATCATCCAGCAAAATCACTGTCGTCCTGCCGATCTGCGGAATGATTGACGAGCGTGATTCGTGGATCATGGAATACATGGGGGGCACATCCCTCGAATCAATCCGGGCAGCGCTGGACCTATGCGCCAACGAACCGCGAGTCAGCGGCGTCGTGTTCGACGTGTACTCTGGCGGCGGGTCGGCATACGGCGTGAAAGAGGCTGCGGACTACATCTACTCGATGCGTTCCCGACTGAACATGGTCGCGGTCTCACACTCGGTCATGGCGTCGGCAGCGTACTATCTCGGTTCTGCGGCACATCGCATTTACGCGACTCCAACCAGCGTGACAGGATCAATCGGCGTGGCGTGGGTCCATTCCGACTATTCGCAGGCTGAAAAGGAAATGGGGATCACAACGACGATCTTCCGAATCCCGGAAACGAAAATGGAAGGGCATCCCGCAGAACCACTCACTGATGCGGCGAAACAGGCGATGATGGCTCGCTGCGGTCAGCTTTACGATATGTTCACGGGAGACGTTGCCAAGTATCGCGGATGCAAACAGCAGGACGTGAAGGACGATTATGGCAATGGTCGTGTGTTGTCGGCTGATGACGCCCTCAAGTGTGGAATGATCGACAAAATCGCCACGTTTGAGGATGTGATTCAGCAGATGTCGTCCGGCACGATTGGGCGGTCGTTGGCTCAGTCGAATCGAATGGAAGGCTCGGTTGATACGACTGTCCTGCAAAACCGCATGGCGATGATGGGAATGTCTTCCACGCGATTGCTGGACGGACCCGGCGCGACGATGCCAATCAACATGAAGCAGCCTGCATGGATGGCGGATTCAGTTCCAGACGCCCCTGAAACGAATCCAGGCGGTCTATTCGCCGATCTTCTCCATGCTGCAACGGCGGCACACATGCTCCACCTGCAAACGCGATCCTTCTCGCAGCATATGGCACTCGGTAGCCTGTACGAAGCACTGCCAGGCGCTGTCGATGAACTGATCGAGTCGTATCAGGGCAAGTACGGCGTCATCCGCAATTACCCGTCTGGATTCACGACTCCAACCGGAACCCCGTTGGCATTTGTGCAGGCACAGATTGCGAATCTGAAGGCGAAACGTGCTCAGATTGGCGATGACACGGAGCTTCAGAATTTGGTGGATGAAATCGCGAGTCTGCTGGATGGGACGGAGTACAAGTTGCGGTTTCTGGATTAATCGGCGAATGTGCGTTCAGAAGCTTAATAAACGATTCGTCACACTGTGGCGACACAAGCCGATCCAGCATAGACCGCATCCACGAGACTTCAGCAGACCGCCGCTCGTTCTCAGCAATGAGTTGGCGGTTTTGTTCGCGAAGTTTGTCGAGTTGTGGGTTCTCGGAATGTGGTAAAATCGCCGTGACACGACATAGAAACGGGTCGAACCACGGTGCTTTCACTGGCTTGACAGGGCGCACGAACCACGACCGAACCCACATCCACATCACGCCACCTCGTAATTTATTTGAACCCGATATCTGCCAGTCTCCACGAATTCCGCTTCGATGGAATGCACTGTTCCGATTCCGTCAAATGCACCATTGCGCGGAATTGACAACTCTTGAAGAGCCGCGTCGCGAGAGGTTGCATCCACCATCACGATGCGAGACGCAGTGTTTCGCGGGTAATACGCAGTCAATCCGGGGTGGTATTGTCGCGGTTCTGCGCCATCCAGCCAGACGCGAACTGCGCGCCCGAACACCTCGGTGTGCGAAACCGTCGTTCCGTCCGGTAGCGGGTCGCTCGTGCATTTAATCAGTACGCCGAGCGATGACGGCGATGCGACTTGGCAAATCTGCATCGCCAGTTCAGGAGAAATATCGAACCAGCCTTTTTTCGTCGATTCCATTATTGATCTCCCTTTAGCTTCCGCCGAAACTGCGCAACCTGCTCATCCGTAAACACCATACGCCCCCCCTCACGCTCGCACTCCAGCCGCACGCGAACGCCGTTGACAAGCAATCCCTTTTTCACCCAGCGGCGGATTGTTGCGGGGTGAGGCTGTCCAGAGAACTGTTGTCGCAGCTTTTTAACGGTAAGCATCCATAACCTCGCATGTACACCTTGTGTAACAAAACGCGCACTTCAGTGATTTGCAGTCTATATCGCCTCGACTTTCCATCAATCCCGCGTCTAGACTGATCACCACAAACCCGCGAAACATCCGCCATAGATATTTTGCGGGCGACAATTCAATTAAGCCGCGTGAGAACCTGACTGCTGTTGCTGTCGATCCATGCGGGCGAAACTCTCTCGGCTGCTGTTGCACCTGCGAAGTTTCCAACCGTCCAGACCTGTAAACGTGTCTGCGGTGGAAATCGCGTCACAGTGTGTCTGCCGAACTCGGTTCCATCGCTCAACAAGGAACCGAATCCCATGCGAACTCGCGAACAACTCGCGGCTCGGCTCAGTGAACTGCAAACCATTATGCAGGGCATTGTTGCCGCCAATCCCGTCACTGTGCCGAAAGAAGAACAGGACAAGTTTGACGCTGCTTTGGCTGAAGTTCAGTCGATCAAGACCGAAGAAGCCGAACTGGTCGAAGCCGAAAAGAAGGCTGCTGCAAACAAGGCTGCTCTGGCGGCAATTCAGCCGATCACCACTCGCACCACGCAAAGTCAAGCGGTGTTTGCTGGCTCACATGCGGACACCGCCAACGTGACAATCAAGTCCGAAGTAATGACCGCACAGGAAATCGTCACGCGATTTGCGAACTGCCCGGAACGCAAGCCGCTCGATCTGACCGCCAAAAACGGCGGATTCCGAACTCTTGGCGAACAGCTTCAGGCAATTGCACAGGCCGGGATCACCAATGGTCGCGGGGAAGATCCTCGCTTGCACTGGGGAAATACGACTCCGCAGATGGCCGTGTCCGGTTCTGGTGCCAGCGTCCCCAGCGATGGTGGATTCCTGATCCAACGTGACGTGGCGAACGACTTTACAAGCCGACTGGTGAGCGATGGGGAAGTGTTGTCGCGAGTCGACACTACGGATATCGGCGCAAACGCGGATCGCCTGACCGTGAATATGGTCGACGAGACCAGTCGCGTTACCGGCAGTCGTTGGGGTGGTGTCCAGACCTACTGGGGTGCTGAAGCAGACGCCGCAACCGCGAAGAAGCCGAAGTTTCGCCAAATGGAATTGACGCTGAAGGACATCATCGGCCTGGCGTACGTGACCGATCGCCTGTTGATGGATGCAAATGCGTTGCAGTCGATTTACACGAAGGCGTTCTCTGAAGAATTCACGTTCGTCATGGAAGACGGCGTGTTCAACGGAACAGGTGCCGGGCAGATGCTGGGCATCCTAAATTCGAACGCAAAGGTGTCGGTGACTCGCACCACATCGAGCCATATCAAATACGAAGATGTGGTCAATATGTGGTCGCGACTGTACGCTCGCAGCCGCAAGGACGCGGTGTGGTTCATTAACCAAGATATTGAGCCAGACCTGTATGCAATGTCTCTTACCATCGGGACGGCAGGTGTTCCGGTTTACATGCCAGCAGGCGGGTTGAGCGGAAACCAGTACGCAACACTGTACGGTCGCCCTGTCATCGCGACGGAATACAACGCCAGCCTGGGTACGGTCGGCGACATCGTTCTGGCAGACCTTGGACAGTACGCAATGATCCGCAAGGGTGGATTGCAGTCTGATTCAAGCATCCATGTGCGATTCATTTACAACGAGTCGACCTTCCGCTGGATCTACCGCACGGACGGACAGCCCAAGTGGACAACGCCTGTCACTCCAGCCAAGGGCAGCAATACCAAGTCGCCGTTTATCGTTCTTGCAACGTAATTCGGGACGTGAAACAGGGGGCTGGATGTACCGGCCCCCTCTGATTCAACAACATTTCTCCCTGATGGAGTTTCGATTATGTCCCTGATGCCTCTTAGTTCGGTCGGGATTTGGGAGATGGGGATTGCCCCTGTCGCCGATTTTGCGGACACCACGCAATACACCGACATTTTCAATGCCACCAATTACAAGCAAACGACATTTCTGATCGTGAAGGGTGTTGGAACAACCGGAACCAGCACGATTACCGTGGAAGCGTGCGACGACACCAGCGGATCGAACGTATCCGCCGTGGCATTCCGATATCGCGCATGCACCACGCTCGATACATGGGGTGCATTGACTGATGCGACCAGCAGTGGGTTCACAACCACTGCGGGCAGCAACCAGTTGTACGAAATCGTCGTTGATAACGATGTGCTTGGTGCCAGTGGATACAAGTATCTGCGACTCAAGATGGTCGAAGTCGTGAACAGCCCGGTTCTTGGTGGTGTACTCGTTCACCTTGGCCAACCACGATACCCACAAGCCACGCAACCCAGCGCGATTGTGTGATATCCAAACGACAGCAGGGTGGAATTCCCGCCCTGCTTTTTCATATACGCGGAACCGCCGCGATAACCTTGAAAGGTACGGATCATGCCAGCGACAAGCGTAAAATCGAAGTGGTCAAGCGGATCACTGGTATTCACGGACAACAGTGACAACTCAGTCCTGACTGTGGGGTCAACCGGGATCACCGCTCACCTCGGAATCACGACCACGAAGGGTACTGGAACCTGCTCCAGCGACGCCGTAACGATCAACACCACGTCGGGTGTGATTACCACGGAATCGAAGACTACGGCAGCGGGCGGGACATTCACGATCACTCTGACGAACAGCAAGATTGCTGCGACCAGCGTTGTTCTCGTGAATGCGAACGTTGTTGCCGGAAACGGAACTCCGGTCGTGGCGTCCATCGTTCCAGGTTCTGGCAGTGCAACAATTGTCGTGCAGAATGTTCACGCATCGGCGGCATTCAATGCGGCATTGAAGCTCATGTTTCTGGTTCTCTAAGAATGGGCGTGACCAATGCTGACAATAAGTGGACGCAAGCCGTTCCGCATGTTGCAACCGGCATGGGAATGCCTCAATCCGCCATCGTCGGAACCGATTTCAGTCGCGGAAGCAAAAAAGCATTCCCGCCGTGATGACGTTGACGAAGACGATGAGTGGGCAATTCTGATTAGTTCGGCACGCAATCAGGTTGAGACTGATGCTCGCCGGGCAATTTGCTGGCAACGATGGAAGCTCATTCTCGACGAATGGCCCGATGTGATCGAAGGATTCATGTGTCCTTTAATCTCGGTCGAGGCTGTCAAATACTACGATTTCACGACGCCGACAGCGGTTCTCACAACTGTCGACGCGACGACATATACCGTCAGTAAAACGGAACCGTGGCGAGTCAATCCAGCATTCACAAAATACTGGTTGCCGCCACGCCCACAGCATGGTGCCGTCGAGATCATATTCACGGCTGGCTACCTGGTTCCGTTCACTGCGGCTACCAGCGGAACATTGACGTTCACAGACTATACACCAACCAACGGCGATGCATTTCGTCTTTCGAATAGCGGCGGCGAACTTCCGACAGGGCTGTCGAAAAACACGACGTACTACGTCATCAACGCCAGTGGATCGACATGCAAACTGTCAACATCGGCTGGCGGTGCGGCGGTGACGATCTCGACAACCGGAGTGGGCCTGCACTTCCTTGGTGAACTACCAGGGGCGTTGCGGTTGGCGATGCTGAAACACATGGCAACCAACTTTGCTGATCGTGAAGGATCGTCGTCAGCGGCGGATTGCGAGCGGTCGTACATGCAGTCATTGCGCGCTGTCCAGTATTGGGGAGGCATCTAATGCTGACTTCAAAACTGTACAACGCGGCGGGCAAGCGAAACAACTACCTGACGATTGAACGAGCGACGGACGCGACGGCAAATTCGACGGGCGAAGTGCTGCCGGACTTCAGCGTGTTGTGCAAACGATTCGCATCGGTGAAGCCCACAAACGGGCGAGAGTTCACAGCAGCGATGACCGTACAGCCGATGTTGCATTCGATCTTGGAACTGCCCTACGACTCAACAACATCAACCATTACTCCACGCGACAGGGTTGTGATGGGATCGCGCACGCTGAACATCGCGGCGGTTTTTAACGAGAACCAGAACAACGAAAAAATCATCCTCTGGATCATTGAACCAGTGGCGACATAAGGTGGTGAATGATGGCGGTATTTGACTCAACGGAAGATGTAGTCGTTCAGGGCCGGTTGATCCTGCGCGGAGCAGTCGGAACGCGGCTTGGCGGCGTCCTCATTGACCCGTCAGAGCAAGTCATCTCCACGAGCGTTGTTCATCCGATCAAATGGACGGACTGGCGCGAGAATGGAACTAGCACGGAATACGCCACAAACCTACCAGGCGCGGGAACGTCGACACATCTCGGTCTGTATGGCGGAACTCACGGAACCAGTCAGCCGATTATCGCAACGGGCGACTTCAAGACAGCGACGATTAGCCGCAAAGCTCGGGCGATGGTTGTTCTACCGGATCGGTACGTCGCGGCAAGTGCTGTCACGCTGCGGTTTGGCGCGGGGATGCTGACAACTGTCGCGGATACGTCTTGCACGCTGACGGTCACGGCATATCGCATTGGCAAAGATTACACGATTGGTTCGCAGTTGGTGACGACAGGGGCCACGACAATCAACTCGCTGACCGCATCGAATAAGTCGTACTCACTGACATCCACCACGCTGAATCCCGGCGATGTTCTCGACGTACTTATCACGATTGCAGGGGTCGATGCGGCAACAGGAACAGCGGTGAACGCGGCGATTTTCGGAGCGGATTTGCTGTGCAGTATCCAAGGCTAATTTGACATGAGCCTCAAATACCAGGCACTGATGACCGGCGAGAAAGAACTACTGGCGTTGCTGGGGGAACTGCCCGAACGCGTCCAGAACAGAGTCTTTCGTTTCGCGGGTCGCAAGGCTGGTAATGCAGTTGCCAAACGTGCGGGAGAATTGTCACCGCGACGAAGGACCAACGTACACGGACCACGAACACAACGACATCTGGCGGATTCGTTCATCAATAAGCAAAAGGTTTATCGGGCGTCGGAAACGACAGTGAATATCGTCGGTGGTCAGACCGGGGCGATGGGGCACAACAAGATCAATCATCTAGTCGAGTTTGGGACTAACGACAGGTACACGGGACGCAGAACGGTGTACCGGAGAACGCCACCAGTCTGGATTACCAGAAATCGGAAAGTGAAAACCGCATCGGGAGGCGTCAGGACTATTAAGGAGCGAGTGTTAAAGGGAGGAAAGAAGTCTCTCGAAAGCACACGCGCGGAATATATCCGGCAGAGAACTGCAAGAAAGCAAAGTATCGGGCGAGAGATGTTTCGCGGACGAATGCCAGCGTTCCATCAACTGGAACGTGCCGTGGCAGAGACAAACGTATCGCAGATTTTCGAGAACGAGATTCGAGCAGGTTTGCAGCGTATCGCAGACCGTGCAGCAAAAGCAGGTTGATTCCATATCGAGCCAGTCGGGAAACCGCCGTGTTCGTATGACGAATCAGTATTGAGGATGTGTGGGACATGATCGCAGCCAGTGCCGTTGTCTGGAAGCTAAAGAGCGTATCCGCGATTAACTCGGTCGTGAGCACACGCATTTACCCAGGACGAGCACCACAAGGCGCGACACTCCCGTACATCTGCGTGGATCGACCTCCCGGCCAAACACCATTGGCGAAGTTCTCCACAGGGACCGGAAGTCTCCGCAAAACTCCCGTCAGCGTGTTCTGTTTCGGCGATCAGACCACGGGCGGCATCAAACAGGCTGGCGAACTGGTTGAACTCGTTCGCGCCGCACTCTGCCCAACATCTGGCGTCACAGCATCGGTCCAGTGGAATGGAACGTGGATCGACCATTGCACGGACAACGGATCTTACGAGCACATCGAAAACCCACAGGACGGCGGCGAAGTCGGATGGCGAGCAATGGCTATCGACATCGACGTATTCCACCTGAATTGCTGAAGGAATGATCATGTTACTCGCACACGCAAAAGCATTGGCAGCGGCGGAAGTGATTCGCGACGGCGTGACTTTTCCGAAGAATGGACCGTTCACGGATGAGCAACTTGCCGCTGAAGATTGGGAGCCGGTTCGTGCGGAATTGGTGCCGCCAACACCACCGGAAGATTGCGGGTGTGCTCCAGAACCGGCAGCACCACCGAAAAAGAAGTGAGATCAATTTCGTCTCCGTTGCGGAGGGTCGGGATCACGGTTCGCTACCGCCCGACTTCCGCAGTGGAGGTTTCAACAAGTCGATACCGCAACGGGGATCATGAAAGGGATTCCCAATGACCGCTCAAGCATTCGCGCCGGGAACGATGTACGGCATCGCGGCGGCACTGACAACCAACTCGACGATGATCGGACCAATTGTCGGTATCGACACTCCACCGGAAATGAGCCGGGAAGCTATCGATACCACGCATTCCGGTTCAACGAACGGCTGGATGACGTGCATTCCCGGCAACAAGATCAACCCTGGTGAAATCGCCATTACCTGTCAATTCAGTACGCAGTTGGACTATGCGTCACTGTTTCTGGCGGGATGCGACACGATCACGATCACGTTCCCGAAACGAGCGACAACATGCGGTGCTTCGTTACCAGGAACTGCGGCAACATGGTCGTCCGCGTGTGTGATGACCAAGGTGTCGCCGAAGTGGGAATTTGAAAACCTCGCGGTGGTCACGCTGACATTCAAATTGTCGGGCGCACCGACATACGTTGCTGCTGCTGTCTGATGTTATTGGCTGGTTGTGCGCGTCACGGATTTTCCCGCCGCGCACCGCTGGCAACTCTTATTGAAGGAACTTGCGGAATGGCTCTCTTGACCAAGGAATTGATTGTTGCCACGAACGATGCCGTTGATGACATCGTATCGGTTCCAGAATGGGGCGGTGACGTTCGCGTAAGGTCGCTTTCTGGTGCCGAACGAACTGAACTGCGACTGAAAGGTGAAGTCGCTCCATCGTGGGACGCAATGGTGTGCGCTCTCGGCATCATTGATGAGAAGGGCGTAAACCTCTTTACCGTCACTGAAACAATCACTTTGGCTAAGAAGCATCCGCTGGTTCTCGAACGCATCGCGCAGCGCATCCTTGAACTGTCGACGTTGACAGCGGAGGCACGAGCAGAGGCGGCAAAAAAGCGAGCATCGACCCAGACTTCGGATGGTGGTTCTTCTTCGCTCGAACAATCAACACCGGGTACGGAATGAGGGTCGATCTGCTCAAGGCAAACACGCCGTCATGGCTCTTTGAGCAGTGGAAGATTGCCTACGACCTTGAACCGTGGGGCGACGACTGGTTGCAGACAGGCGTAATTGCCCATGCAGCGTGTCAGCCACACATCAAGAAACGAATGAATGTCGAGGACTTCATGCCGAACCACAAACGGAATGTCGGACTCACGGACGCGGCACAGGTTGAACGACTTCTGGCGGGAATGTGCGGAGTGGCGGTATGAGCAAGAATGTCGGCGATCTGGCGTTTAAACTGTCGGGACAATACGACGGCGCGGGTTTGAAGCTCGCGTTTTCGGATCTGTCGTCATTCCGCGACATGCTCAAGCAGATGCCCACTGAGCAAGCTGACTGGATGAAGAGTCTGGCCGAAAAGTCGCGCGACATGAATCGCAGCGTCGGAAAAACGGATATGTCCGATTTCCGTCGCTCATTCGTGGAGGAAGAAAATAATCGCCGCCTGATGATGGATCGAGAGTATTGGGCTGCTCGCGGACGGATGCGTGATGCGGAAGTCGCGAAAGAAATCGCCTCGCACAAACGAGCAACGACCGAATACATCCTCGAAACTGTCCGTCGCCAGCAAGCCGACGCGTCCGCTCAACGCATGTTCATGTTCGACGCCAATCGCCCGCTGGTTATTCCAGATGGAACGCGAGGCAAGTTCGGCGGCGGGAATCTCGGCAGCACTCGGGCTGACAACAATATGAACAATCGCGGCTTCGTTGGCGCGATGATGATTCAACAGGCAGGTTTCGCGGTCCAAGATTTTTCCAGCCAGATGGCAAACGCAAAAACAACTGCGGACGGTCTCGGTCGCGGAATCATGGCAGTCTCGAACAACGTCCAGATGCTGGGTGCGGCGTTCGGTCCAACAGGGTTGGCATACACGGCAATCGGCGGCGCGCTCGCCGGAATAATCCTTCCGCAAATGGTGCGATGGGTATATCAAGCCGACATCCTCAAGGACAAGATGGCTGACGCAAAGGAAGAGGCCCGCGAATACGCCGAAGAACTACGACGCGCCAGCGAGCAGCAGGATCAGAAAACCGCCGCATTGCCGGGGATGACGACGAAAGAGTTCGAGGCGATGCGAGCTGATCGCATGAAAGCCAGCAAGGCCGACATGCAACAGACCAAGGCGGATTTGGCGGCACAAACACAGATCATCGAACGCGAGCAGCGAAAGCGAGCAGAAGCACTTCGACGTTCAGCGTGGGGTTCAACCATTGCCGGACAATTCACAGGCCCAAGTGCGGCACAGAAGGAAGCCGAGGCGAAACGGGACGAACTCCGCGAACAACTGAAGGACCAACAAGACTACTTCACGCAATTGGAGCACGTCAGCGGAGAGACAACAAAAAAACTGGCTGAGAACGATTACGAACTGCAACGCAAGAAAAAGGAAGCGGAAACAAAGGCGGCGCAAGATCGGCTCGACCAGTACGACCGCGACATGCAGCACGAAAAGGAATTCAACGAATGGGTGATTAGCGAGAAACTCAAGGCTGAGAATGAGAAGCAGGCCGTCATCAGCGAAAACCTCGATGAAATGCGAAAACTCGACCAAACGCCAAACGGTTCATCCGCCGCAAACATTCGAGGAACAGGTGCAGCAGTCTCGGCAATCAATCGCGCCATCGCAGGTACGAACTCCGAAGAATCCGACCGCAAGAAGCAAATCAAACTGCTGGAAGATCAGTTGAAGTCGTCGCAGAACATTGAACGGAAACTAAACCTGCAAAGGGCGGCACTGTAATGGCGATCATCA